ATGAGAAAGTCAGACAGACAAGTCGAAATTGACATGAGCGACGAACCAATGACTATTAAAGAAGCAGCTGAGTTCTTTAAGATTGATGTACAGGCTATGTACAAAAGAGTTCAGCGAAAGATGGTTCAATTCCACAAAGATGGAAGAAGACTCTACTTCTTTAAGAAAGAGCTGATTGCAGGCTTGAAAGCAAAATGATTCGAACTGGTAAAGTCCCTGAGTTACTTTCTGGGAAGACCGTAGCCAGGGCATATTTTTGGGGGCTATGCCGGATAAATGTCGAACATGCAATCAAGAATGCAACTGCATCAACGGACGTTATTGCGAGAGAAACAAACAGTATGTTGAATATTTAAAAATAATAATTTGTAATGAAAATCAGAATTCAAAGATGCAAAGATAAGATTAAGGTCCAAGAGCAATGGACTATTAAGGACTATATAAGGGCTATCATGCATTACCGAAGAAGCCAAGCAGCTCCAATCTTGGCGGCTGAGCTTTTAATGGAATGGTTCCCTATGATTAAAGAAGTAACAATTAACACTGAGTTGACAGAAAATGAGTAAGCCGGTAATACAGAAAAAGAAAACAGATACAGGTCATATAATCCTGACATATTATGGGAGTTGCCAGAAAAAACAGTTGAGATTCAGAAACGAAGAAGAATTTCAGCTGTTCCTCGATTACCTTCTGGTGTTAGATAGGCTAGGGGCTACATCCTTAGAAAGGGAAGTATGATGTATATTATCTCTGCAATCAACAGACTGACAGGTGAACGGGAGGTCATTTCGCCCCCTCGTTCACTTGAATTAGCTACTGAGCTGATGGAAAAATTCAAAGAATCCAGTCGGAAGCACCATCAGTCTTGGAAAAATCCACGTATAGAGCCATGTCTTCCAAAAGAAGAAAAGGTATAGCTATTTTTGCAATAAAAAAATATGATAAAGCCTGAAACATTAGATAAGATAAACGATCAGCCTATCGTTGATATAGTATCAGACTATATCACGCTAAAGAAAGCTGGCGTCAATTATAAAGGCATTTGTCCCTTTCATGCCGACAAGAATCCTTCTTTCATGGTGAGTCCTGCCAAAGGAATCTGCCATTGTTTTGTGTGTGGAAAAGGAGGCAACGGCATCCATTTTATCATGGAGCACGAGCATGTCAATTTCTATGAAGCTTGCAAGATAATTGCTAACAAGTTCAATATAGAATTTGAAGAAAAGGATCCTACACCCGAAGAGTTGGCGGAGCAACAGAAAAAAGAGTCCATGCAGGTCATCTATTCTCGGGTGCAGGAGTTCTACGTAAAGTGCCTCCACGAAGATACACCAGAAGCTAAGGCTATGATGGCTTATGCTAAACATCGTTGGTCGGAAGAGGCCATCGAGGAGCGAGGACTGGGTTATGCACCAAAGGGTAATAAACGTTTTTTTGACTTTATCAAATCAACTGGCCTGAGCTGGGAACTTTGTAAGGAAGCAGGACTCATAGCTGAAAGCGACGATAGAAGCGAATATGCCTTCTTTCGCGACCGTCTTATGATACCCGTACGCGACCGATGGGGCAATGTAATTAACTATACAGCTCGCACTCTTTCTGATAATAAGGATGTTCAAAAGTATCTTAACGGCCGTGACTCGCTGTTATTCCATAAATCAAGCGTATTATTCGGCTTGGATACAGCAATGAAAGTGGGTGCACGCGAGGAGCTCTTCTACTTGGTAGAGGGAGGTCCAGACGTTATGAAAATGCAGCAGATTGGTGTGGTAAATACTGTAGCGCCATTGGGTACAGCGCTCACAAAGGAGCATCTGCACACACTTAAGCGTTTCCACCCTAAACTGTGCTTCATCCCCGATGCAGATGCCCCTGGCATAAAAGCAGTCATCAAAAACGGTCGTACAGCCATGGAAGAAGGCTTCCGTGTCACTGTCAAGGAGATTCCACCAAAGCCAGAGGAGGAGGGCGGAGGAAAGCAGGATGCAGACAGTTACTTCCAGAACAGAGAGCAGGTTAAACTGCTATCTGAAGAGGACTTTGTGCTCTGGTATGCCAACAAGCTATTTGATGACATCGAGCGCAAATCTTCTACCGAGACGGACATTTCTGATATCGTCAAACAGATATGTGATGTCCTTATCCTGGAAAAGGATGAATATACGCAAAAGGCGCTCCTGGATGCCTTGGTAAAGCAGCACAACGGCCATAAAGGCCTTTGGAAAAACGCGGTTAACGAAGCTAAGCACCGCCGGGCAGAAGAAAAAGCAAAGGCGACGACAAAGAGGACGGGTATCGACCCGCTGATATATGGTTTCTACGAGGATCACAACTGTTATTGGAGCCGCGATGACGAAGGTAACGAGAAGCAATGGTCGAATTTCAAGATGCGTCCCCTCTATCATGTGATGGGTATTGATGATTCACGTCGACTCTATGAAATTACGAATATCGACGGCACCACACGTATTCTCGAATTAGCCGCTGAAGAGCTGGTCTCGCAGCCTAAGTTCATGGTGAAGGTTGAGTCCATAGGCAACTTTATCTGGAAGGTAGGTATGCCAGAATTGACCAAACTAAAGACATACCTTTTCGAACAGACAGAAACGGCTGTTCGCATCCGGCAGTATGGCTGGCATCACAGCGGTTTCTTTACATTCGGCAACGGATGCATCTATCAAAACGAATGGTATCCGGCCGATGCCATGGGAATTGTACACTTACATGATGCAGAATCACATTTGGACAATTACTATCTGCAGGGGGCCTCGGAAATCTATGCAGCCGACACAAGCTACTTTTCTTTCGAGCGGCAGTTTGTTCTCCCATCTACCCATGCAAGCATAGAATTAAAAGATATGGCCAGCTTGATGGCTTCTGTCTTCGGTGACAACGCTAAAATAGGTATCTGTTACCTTTTAGCTGCTCTCCATAGGGATATTATCACCTCATACACGGTAAACTTCCCAATCCTCAATCTCTTTGGCCCGAAGGGAAGTGGTAAAACAGAATTGGGCATCACGTTAATGCGTTTCTTTACAATCGGCGACAAGCCCCTTAACTTAAGAAACACTACAGCTCCATCGCTTTCACAAATGCTCTCGATGGCAGCTAACTCACTGGTACTGCTGGACGAATATAAGAATACGCTGGACATGAGGATTGTGGAAATTATCAAAGGGGCGTACGACGGTGTCGGCCGCTCACGAATGGATATGGACCGCGGCAAACAAATTGAGCGTACGCCTGTCGACTGCGGTGTAATCGTCTGCGGACAGGAGATGCCAACACTCGATATCGCGATGTTCTCGAGAATGATTTATTTACCTACAGACTCTACGGTTCATGACCGCGAAGCAAAGGATCGTTTCAATAGGTTGTCTGATATCCGTAAACTTGGGCTGCAGCACCTGACCATGGAGATTCTCTCACACAGAGCCTTGTTTGAAAGTGCTTTCTATGATACATATAACGAAGTTACTAATGAGGTGTGTGACAGCATCGATGGTAATAATGTGGAAGACCGCCTTTGGCGTAACTGGTCTATCATGCTAACTTGTTACAAAACTCTGAAGTCCACGCTTAATCTGCCTTTTGAGTACGACGATATTAAGCGGCTATGTATAGAGGGTATTAAACGCCAGAACAGTGAGGTGACATCTAACAATGAGCTTGGAAATCTTTGGAACGCACTTTCTACACTTTACGACCAGGGAAAGATTTATCTCGATTGCGACTTTAAGATTAAGGTTTTGAGAAGGCTAAAGACGGACAAAGGTGAAAGGGAATTCAAGGAAAACCATCGCGTGCTTATGCTGCGTCTGATTAACTTCGTTTCTCAGTACAAGCAGTTGGCCCAGCGTGAAGGTGAAAAGAAGATAATCATGGATCGTGACTCAATTCGTTATTACCTGACGATAGGAAACGCTTATCTCGGACAGAAGTCGTCCGAACGCTTTATTTCCATCAAAGATGGTATAAAAGAGACCGTTAATGGACAGACTGCATACAAGTTTGACCGCTGTCTCTGTTTCGACTACGAAATACTTCAGAATCGTTACGGATTGCATTTGGAACATTTCTCTGCCACTGAGGCAGATGAACTTGAAAGAAAAGAAGAAGTTATTTTTTAGAATTTGGTTAGTTATTCATTCGCGAAGGGCCTCTGACTGCTGTGAAGCACTCGGGGGCCTATTATTATGCTTTGACATTTCTTGCTTTTATGCGCGCACGCGCGAGAATATCCATGCACAACACCGCACAAGACTGCACAAGGAATCTGTATGTTACTAAAGATCAGGCACTAAGCCGGTTGCAAAGATGCCTGAACTTCTGCACAAATCCTGCTCAACGCTGCACAAATCTTGCACAAATAAAATGATTTGCACAAATAAGTATCTAAATGCACAACAATATTAGGGGTTTGTGCAATGATTATAAATGGTTAATATATTAATAATCAGCCACTTAGGTACACGAACGCAGTTTTGTGCATGCTTGTGCGCCCATTCATAATACGTACGCTTAGTTTCTATCAGGAGAAAGAATAAAATTTCATCGAATTCATCGAAGTTTTTTTCTTTTTGGAAATCTATAGGTTTTGTTTGAATTATTTGATTTGTCTTTTGGTTATCTCCCTGATTTTTAGTATCTTTGCAGCACAAACGCAAAGTATTACTACAATGAGTCAGATTTGTATCTATCTTAAAATGCCATCGTACCTCCGCCAGTGGTTAATCCACCGTCATGGCGGAAGTGAGCCGATATCACTCGTCCGAGGTTCTGCAGAAAGTGACTTCCTTAAGAAATCCACGACAAAGATTCCTGAGGGTGTCATGCCTCCCCGTCAGCAGGAAGGCGAAATCGCAATCTGCATCCCATATTACAAATGTCACGACCCCCGTACATACAACTACCTTTCAAAGAACGGAAAGAGTTGCCTGCTGGAAATGTTGAAAAACGATTTTAAGGTAGATCTCTGGGAGTATCTTCACGACATCGACCGATGTGGAAGTGAGCTCAATGGTCTGATCTATCAGTTTATGGAGCTCCGAGGAATCAAAGAGGATGGTACATCATCAGACACAATCAAGAAGATATACCAGCGCAAAAGGAATAGCTATAAAACAGCTTTGAACAGAAAAAAGAAGAAAAATATTCCGACTTGAAGCCTGTATTTGTCCTAATTATGGTATTGTTTGATTTGTTTGATTATGAATTGTATATCTCTTCCCGGCATCACCGCCATTAGCTATGTGCCTTGCGGTAGCTTACCTGCGGACTTGATTTATCAAGCCCTGACAGGCTTTCCAGTCACCATATCCTCCAGCACTACAGAAATAGCCCTGAAGTCAATCCCTTCGTGCGAAGTAGAGGAATCGCCTGATAACAACACACAAATTGAAAAGGCCAAGCTATCGTTCACCACTTTGGACACGCTTCCCACAAGTATGCCCTTGGCTTTCCTGATTACCACTACTGCAGGCAATCACTATATATTAGGTACGCGCGAAAAGCTATACCCGACAATTAAGGTTACATCGAACACCTCAAAGCCCGATGCTGAAGCCGCAGTTCACCGCTACGAGGTTTCATTCACCGCCCGCAAGGCTCTTATTCCCTACAATCTTTAAGCTTCGCAAAGAGGAATAGGAATATCCCCATCGATAGATAGGGATTTTCTTATGGTGTTTTCATACAAATGTCATACCTTTGCATCAGAAATTTAAGATTCAAAATTGTAAAGGTTATGAAACAGATTGCATTTTCACTTAAGTCACTCTTGGTGATAGGATTAGTTGGATGGAGTATGTCGAGCTTTGCACAGTCGTATAGAATCGACCGAGGTAGAGTATATTTCGAAAGAGAGTCGATGCCGTATGCCGATGCTCGTACGTTCGTGGATTTAGGTTGTGGTTATGCAAAAGACTGCGACAATGTATATCTCGACGGTCGTGTCTTGGAATATGTCGACCCAGCTTCTTTCCGTTTAAAGCCGCACTCTAAATCGCACTTCCGCGACCACTATGATAGTTATGACCACGGCAGAAGGTACGATGACTATTATAAATCTGATCGCAACGTCTATTACGGAGATAAGAAAATCGACGCGTCTCCTAATTCGTTCAAGGAGATTGGTGAGGGCTATGCCAAGGATGCATTTAATGTTTTCTATCATGGAAGAAAGATTGATGCTTCTGCCGGTAGTTTTAAGTTGTTGGAAGGAGGTTACGCCAAGGACGCCTTTGATGTGTTCTATTATGGTAAAAAGATAGAGGGCGCCTCTGCTGGCACGTTTAAATACACCGGCGACGGCTATGCCAAAGATGCATTTAATGATTACTATAGAGGTCGCAAGCTTGAATAGAATACCGAATTTTACATGAATATATTGAGAAAGCGAAGAGTAAATCTTCGCTTTTTCCGTCTTTTCCCCCTATATAAAAGGTAATTATCTTTGCGCCATAATCATTTGAATTATGGCATCCAACACAAAAACTAACACTTATCAGCTTCACCTAAAAGGTTTCGTCGGAGGATATGACTTCGACGCTGATTACGTTGACTACGTGCTCTCCAAGCATAAGGATACAGAGGTCAACGTTCTGATTGACTCTCTCGGTGGTCAGTCATCTACCGCCTTGAGTATTTTCTCGGCTTTCAAGCTCCATGGCAATGTGAATGTGCATTTCGTTGGAATGAACGCCTCGGCTGCAACAATCGCCAGCCTCGGCGCCAAGCACATCACAATGGATTCATCGGCCATGTACCTGGTTCATAAATGCAGCATAGGCTTCTTCGAGTGGGGCCAGCTCAACTCTGACGGCCTGCAGGCGCTCATCGCCAATATCGAGCACCAGAAGGCTGACTTAGACAAGCTGGACGCTAACATTGCCCAGATGTATGCCACACGTTGCAAGAAAGAGCCCGAGGCCCTTCTAGATTTGATGAAAGAAGGCGGTTGGCTCACAGCAAAGGAGGCACTGGAGTGGGGCTTTGTTGATGAGCTTACGGACTACGCTGATGAATCGGCTCCAGTCCTTACCGACACAATGGCCTGTGCAATGTCTGCTGCAGGAATTCCCATCCCCAATATGCCCACAATGCATCTCACCGCCCAGGAGCAGTCTGCATTCGCCAAGTTCCTTGGTGCATTGGGACAGTTATTCAGCAATCAGAAAATCCAATCCACAAATAATTCAACACAAACACCAATGAAAAAGATCTTCAAATCTATCTGTGCTATCCTGACTTGTGAGCACCTGATGAGCAATGAAGGCAAAATCACGCTTTCGGACGCTCAGATGGAGGACATCGAGTCTGCTATTAGCGCAGACAAACAGACCATCAGCGACCTCAATGCGCAGATTACCACTCTTAAGAGTGAAAAGCAGTCTCTGACTGATGCTAACACACAGCTGCAGGCAGAAGTGGCCACCTTGAAGCAGAAGCCCGGTGACACTACAGCCCACGTAGTTAATGACAAGCATACCGATCAGCCTGCCGAAAAATCGGAGGCCGAACAGTATTTTGAGTCTCGTGCTAATGCTCAGTCGCTTTTCGACTCGCTCCCTTAATCTTCAACACAAACAATCACTAAACACTAAAAGAATCCTATGGCAGGAAAACTTAACTTTACGCTCGAGGAGTACCAGGACGCGGCACGTAAGTACCGCAAGGACCTCCTCATGTTGCCCATCATCGGCATTCAGGACACACTGAAGTTCATGACAGGCCGTCCAGGCATCCGTTATAAGGAAAGCGTGGCTGCTCTCAATGGCAACGCACAGTTCGCCCCCTACAAGCCCGCACGCCGTTCTAACTTCAATCTCGACATGGATTTCCGTACACTGGAGACTTTCTTCGGTTCCGTAGTAGCCCAGTTTGAGCCTAACTCAGCCATCAGCACCCTTCTTGGCGCCATCGGCGACACCAAGGGCGACGGACAGATGCAGGCACCCACCGCAAAGCATGTATTGGCCTTGATTGCCAAATCGCTTTCTGAGAATCTGAACAACGCTATCTGGGCGGGTAAGCGCAACGCATCTGGTGACACAACACTCGACCTCTTCGATGGCTTCGATACCATCACCTCCCAGGAAATCACAAGTGGAAAGATTTCTAAGGAGGAAGGCAACTATTTGAAGTTTACCGACGAAATCACCACCGCCAATGCCGTGGATATCGCCAAGGCCGTTCTCTTCTCTCTGGATCCTCATCTCCGCGCTCAGACCTGTTACATGTACTGTTCGCAGGACTTCGCTGACAAGTACAACGAGGGATATCTGCTGACCCACGCTGGTATCAACTACAACAACCAGTACAATCAGACCGCCGTCGAGGGTTCGAACGGCAAGCTGATTCTCTGCCCGTTGGCTAACAAGGCTGATTCAAAGTTCATCCACGTAAGTCCCAAGATCAACATGCTCGTGGGCTATGACCAGATGGGCGACACCGAGACTGTCATGGTCAAGGAGTATGAACCATTCATTCTCTCGTATATCGCCACCATGTTCTTCGGCTGCCAGTTCGAGTCTATCGACAAGCGCCGCCTGAAGGTCATTGAGATTGCTGGTACTGAGCCAACAAGTACCAACAACAATGCCGGCACTGGTGGTGGAAGCGGCCCTATTGGCGACTAAACATCGCTTTTACTTGAATTCGTTTCGAACTCTTTCATTTTCTGTATTCATAATTTTGAGTTTTGGGGAGCCAGTACTTGTGAAGGCTCTGGCTCCCATTTTAAACGCTTAATCCTAATAACTCTATGGCTGATTGCTCATCAATACAAAAATCGCTTGCGTGGTGTCAAGGACGCCCCGAGCTACCTGGCGTTAAACGCCGTATCTATTATATCTCTAAGTATGACATCGTAAAGTGGCCCACGCTCCAGCATGATGCTAACGGCCGTCTTACTTCTTCTTCGTATTCAGGCGACTTCACTCTGCGCGCAGATGTGAAGTGGAAGTTCATCGATATCATCGCTGAGAAGTCGCAGCTGACTTCTGAGGCTCAGGGCGAGTACCCATCGCAGACACAGTTGAACAAGCTGGTAGCCGTTCACCCGGGTGTCGAAGCTGAAGCCACAGCTGCTGCAGCATACCTAAATAACAATGACAATGTGTTCCTTGTCGAGGATATGCGTGGTGCCTTCCGTGTCATAGGCTCTGACAAATGGCCTACCAAGACTACTGTCACTCAGGACCTCGGACAGGGTGTTACTGGCAGTACTTCCACCACTATTAACGTGGAAGCTACGGATGAGTGCCCAGCGCCTTTCTACGCAGGCTCTATCGATGCCGATGAGGGTACCATCAATCCTGAGGGTAATCCTAACCAGAATTCAGGCAGTTCGTCAAGTGGCAATACCAGCACAGGTGGTACGCCTTCGTATGATAACACAGTATATATAAACAATTATCCATATACCGTAAGTAAACTTGGCAATCAAAGCGCTTATGGCCCGATAAGATCAATCAAGATTACCGGCAAAAATATGAATGGTTTGTCTATCGTTTATAACAACAAAGATTCGGAAGACGAGATTCCTGTATCTAACGGAGGCTCAGAGGCTTTGTGGAACGGCAGTATCTCTTATCCAAACACAATTGATGTTTATAGAGGTGACTCTGCTTCAGGAAATTCGATTGAGCTGTGGTTCACAATCTCTATACTTAAAGCCGGTGAGCCAATTGGCGACTAATCCTTCAATACCTCACTAGAAGATGCGCACCCCGATAGATATGACTGAACTGCTATCAGAGATAGAAGTCCCTGACATCGGGAGTGCGCAGCTCGCTTTGAAAGATATTCAGGCCAAACGCGAACAGGACCTTTTTGCTGAACAGAAGCGCAAAGGATGGGATAAGTCGGTGGAAGCCCGATGCGACTTCACACCGCGCCCACGCCTGACACGCCGTTCCGGGCTCTTTTTCCTCTCGTATTGGCAGAAGTCCGTCTATGGCCGTACTCTCACCGAAATCAAAGCCGACGATTCGATGGTTCCGTTTTTTGCCAGTACGATGAAATCATTTATTTCTGATGTCATCGGTCCGGACCTCTCACGCGGATCCTGGTGCATCATCACCACGCCGAAGCGTCGTCACCTGGTGAAGAACTTTGCCACTCGCATCTCCGAGCAGATTGCCCACCTCTTGAACATCCCGTTTTACGAGGATGTTTGTACCTGTAGGACAAAACAGCGAGTAGGGGCCATCTTCGATGTTCAACAAGTTCCAGAAGAACAGAATATTATCTGCTTTGATGACTTTGTTACCACAGGACAGACACTTCAAGCAATGCTTCGAGCGTTAGAGCCGTACAACAAGAACTTGCTGTTTTTCAGCGGGATAAACAACAAACTCTAAAGTATATTATGGAATTTTAGTTCACATTAATCCGTACAAAACATATTAAATGTATGAATCAAGATAATACTTTTACGAACAGCCTGCAGGCCTGGATGAACACACCTGACAGTGAAAAGAATTGGGATGCCGGAGCCCTGATGCTGCTTCAGCTTTCGGGCAACCGTATCATGTACCATAATATTTCGGTTAATCCTAAGGGAAAAGCCGAATTCATCAAGGGGCAGCTGCAGAAATACCTCAATTTCCGCCTGCAGAAGCTCACCCATGACGAGGTGGAAGCCATGCAGGCAAAGGTCGATGAAATCGCTAAATCTGTAATTAAGCCAGATTTTTCTATTCCATCAGTAGTTGCTTCAGAATTAGTAGATAATAATTCTGTATCACCCAACAAATCAGCGGAATACGCAGACTTCAAAACGGGTAAGCGCGCTGATCATGACTCACTTCCTGAGGAAGTTCAGGCACTCTATGTAGAGAATCTGGATATCGTTCATCGTATGCGTGAGCTGCATTTGAAGTTGCGCACACTGAGCCTGGATAACACTACCTGTCCAGATAGCGAGCGATATCCTTTCCTGAAGGAAATCATTACTCTCGATAAGAAACGTGTCTCGAACTGGGATATCTACGATCATTACATCATTGGCTCTTCTTCATCTACTTCGGTTAATCCCGAGCCAGATGTGGTTAATCCTAGTGATGAAACCGAAAAATCCAAGCCTAAAAAGGCAAAGACCACAGCAAAGCGTACCACAAAGAAGACCGCTAAGAAAGAATGAAGCGTACCGCATCTATGGCTGACGTTGTGAAGCCGCTCGCAGAGTGTCCTTCACAAGCCTACCTCTCCAATGCCGTTCAGGTGGCTGACCTCCTTGAATGGATACTGGAGCAGGTAGGAAATGCCAAGGTGTGGCAAACTTCATTCTCCATCTCCGAGGAATTCCTACGCCGCCTGTTTTTCATAGAAAAGAGTGGGAGAGTCACCGAGTTTAATTTGGTTCTCGACCACAAGGCCACGAATAAAACACTGAAGCTCTGGTCATTCATGACGCAGGTCATCGAGCGTACTTATCTTACAGACAATCACTCAAAGATCCTGTTGGTACAGGCTGAGTCTGGTCAGACAGTCTCAGTCATTACCTCACAGAATCTGACACGCGGAAATCGCCACGAGTCAGCTTTTATCTCTACGGACAAAGCCATTTTCGCCACGCTCCACCGAGAGGTTACTGATTTAATCAATAATCACAGCGTTCCGCTTACTGACCTTTTCTCTCAGCGTATCCAAGCAGAATAATCACGATGACTACAATAGAATACACCCCCGAACAGCTTAATCAAGTAGAGCAATACGCCTCTATCTATCTGAAAATCTCAGATATAGCCGTACTATTCGATATCCCCGCCGAGCAGCTCCGCGAGGATATTGCCGATCGTTCTACTGAAGTAAGCAAACGCTACCATAAAGGAAAGGCTGCATCAAAGGTAAAACTATTGCACCAGGAAATGCAGCTGGCTTATGTCGGTAGCCCCCTCGCGTTGGAAAACGCTCAGAAAAACCTCATGGATATGGAGGACGACGAGTAAATAACATTGTAATCCGTATCTTTTTTATGCCATTACCAAGTATCGTCGATATCGCCCGTACGGACCTCTACACTCAGAAATCTGAGTTAGAGGAAAAGTACGCTATTCCCCAAGTCGACCATATCCTTCGCCTACGCGATATGGTCACTTGGTGCATTGCTAACCCAGATGCCAAGGATCGCCAGTTCGTTGATGAGATTATGCAACGTTACGGCCTGAGCAAAGTCACTGCCTACGCTGACTTGAAAATCGTGAAGTCGCTGCTGCCTAACTTAAGTGAGGCCACCCGCGACTTCCACCGTTGGCGTTATAACGAGATGATTCTCGAGACATACCAGATGGCCAAGAAGCGCAAGGATACAAAAACGATGGAGAAAGCGGCCACCTCGTATGCTAAGTACAACCGCATCGATGTCGAAGACGAGTCTGCAGTACCTTATCATATGATAGTAGTGCAGCCCTTCTTTCCTACCACCGATCCGCGTGTCGTTGGTATTAATCCCGTACCAAATATCGACGAGCGTATCAAGAAGCTTACCAAAGAACTGGGCGCTTCTAATCCTGATACGCTCAATATCGAGTACGAGGAAGCCGACATGAATTTCGAGGAGATTTTCGACGAAAAGCCCCAAGAATAGCAAAAATTTCCTTTCTCACTTGCATTTCTCAAAATAATTCCATATATTTGCCCCAAAAAGAAAGGAGCAAAATATGATTATATTGACTTTCCTACTTATAGCTTATCTCATTCGGAAGAAATATCTTCCAGAGAACGCTACTACTTGGGATAAGATTCTATATTATGCATTCTCTGTAGTACTCACGCCTTTATTAGGTCCATGGTTCTTAAAGAAATTAACAGCCGCAAGCAATAAGAATAGAGAAAACAACAAATCAGAGGAATATGGCTGTACATTCCCTGATTTCATGTAACTAATACAGGAAGAAAGAAATGATTTACATATTTGGAATAATATTCTTTGTAGGTGTAGTGCTTGCAATAATTAGAGCCGAGCCTGAGGAAAAGAAGCCACGAAAGCGCAAGAAAAAGAACTGGTGGTTTCAGAATCACAATTGGCGCGGACCACTTCCGCCACCAATGATATAGCGTAAGTGTCTTGCTACTACCGATAAGTAATACTTACCTTTGCCCTAAAAGCAAAGGTATTATTATGTCCAGACAATCCCTCAATACAAACCCTGAACTCCAGAAGCAATGGGACTCCGAAGCACACCAGCACGAAAAGCGCGTGTACTTCAACACTCCCCAGCTGATTGCTCAATACATCGGCGCTCTTCCCCTTTTTCCAGCATTTTCCATATAAACCTTTGGCTAATTAAATGAATTTATATACCTTTGCACTCGTTTAATATAAACCAAGGTTCTAACAAGTTATTTATCAATGAAAGAATTAAATTCTCGAATAGACGAAGAAGAGAGCGACTACGAGTTTATCGGTCGCAAATATATACTGGATGATGACGAGATTCCTTTCGAGGTAAGGATGAAGTACATTCTCAAGGCTTATAGAAAAGACCAAGATAAATGGGCGAGGTTTTACATTGAAGCCAAGAAAGTTCAAGAGAATGCGTCAGAAACGAAGAGAAAACTGAAAGAGGCGCGAGTAAGAATCATGCAATTAGAGCAAGACCTTAAGCGTTGTAAACAGTCTAAGAGCCAATCAGCGATTCTTGAGTCTCGTATGGTTTCTTCACTTCTCTCAGAAAATAAATTATCTGATTTTAAGAGTATTATTGAAAAGCAGAATGATTATATCAATGTGCTACAGGAGCTCCTATTCAAGAACAACGTAGCATATCCTCCTAACAAAATAAAGATTTAACAAGGCATAATAAAAGAGTGACGATGTTGATAATTGGCGGTTGTTACTATGTATCGATTTGAACAATATTCCATGTCTTTCTTCGTCTTGTCAGTAAATAATACCTTTGCCCTAAAAGCAAAGGTATTATTATGTCCACACAATCCCCTCATACAAACCCTGAACTCCTGAAGCAATGGGACATTGAAGCTCGTAAGCACGAGAAGCGTGTATACTTCAACAAGCCACAGTTGATGGCCCAGTACATCGGCGCCAAAACAACTGTCATTGTCGCTGGTCGCCGTACCGGTAAAACTGACTCCATAGCTTCGCCATTCGTCTTAAGGAATATGCAGAGAATGCCCGGTTCCACTGGGGGAATTGTGGTTCCGACATTCAAACACGGCCTGACAAACACCATCCCTGGTCTGCTCGCAGCATGGAAGCGCTGGGGCTATCTTAACGGTATTCACTACGTTGTTGGCCGCAAGCCCCCGAAATCCTTTGCCAAGCCAATTACTGAGCCTGCTGACTATGAACACGTCATCACGTTCTACAACGGATCCATAGCAGTTATCATCTCTCAGGACCGTCCTGGATCTTCTAACTCTCTGACACTCTCTTGGCTGCTTATAGACGAAGCCAAGTTCATTGATTACAACAAACTGAAGGATGAGACACTTCCCGCTAACGGCGGTATTCGCTCATATTTCGGCCATCATTCGTTCAATCACTCTATGATGGTTCTATCCGATATGCCCCAGACCCAGAAAGGTTCCTGGTTCCTGCATTATCGGGAGAAGATGGACCCAGAACTGATTGCCACCATTCAGGGCACCATCTATAAGATTTGGGAGACAAAGGAGCGTATCGCCCGGCTGAAGGAGCAGCACCAGTCAATCCCTCAGTACCTGAAAGGTTACTTGAAATGGTTGGACCAGTCGCTCAACAAGTTCCGCTCAGTGGCGGTGTACTATAAGGAGTACAGCACCATTGAGAATCTGCAGCTCCTGGGCGAAGAGTATCTGCGTCAGATGAAGCGCGACTTGACACCCAAGACGTTTCAGACCAGTATCCTTTGCCAGCGTATCGGCATCACACACGACGGTTTCTACTCGTCGATGCAGGAGCATCACAAGTATGATGCCTCGAACTTTGCTTACCTCGACGAGCTCGGTTACGACAAGATCCTTAAAGAGACGTCACAGCAGAACTACGACATCAAGGCAGCTTCGCAGTTCAGCACCCTCGGCAGCTGTATAGACAGCCGCGCCGACGAGGATGTGAATCCCCTGGCCCCGATTTGCATCGGCATGGACTACAATGCTAATATCAACTGGATTGTAGCAGGGCAGCCATCAGGCTCCCGCCTGAATATTCTCAAATCCTTCTACGTCAAATTCGAGCGTAAGATTCCCGCCTTGATCGATGATTTCTGCGCGTACTACGCTTATCATCAGAACAAGACGGTCATCTTCTACTACGATGCCACAGCCCTCGGTTCGAACTATGCCGTTAATGACCAGGACTTCCGATATGTCGTCGTCCATGAATTTGAGCGCCACGGGTGGCAGGTACAAGATGTGTACCTGGGCAACCCAATGCGCCACGACGAGAAGTACCTTCTCATCAATCAGGGCTTCGCCGGTAAGCAGCGTCTCATGCCATTCTTCAATCGTCAGAATAATGACGATCTCATCCTGGCAATCCAGTCGGCTGGGGTAGAGCGGGGTAGGTTAGGTTTCCGCAAGAACAAGTCCATGGAAAAGCAGCCCGAATCAGAAGAGGACTTGCTGGAGCACCGTACTGACGGCACCGATGCATTCGACACCCTGTACATCGGCTGCGAGAAGTTCCCCCAGCATGAAACATATCCCATTTCTTTAGGTGGTATTATGTAAATTGCCATCTTTTCCAGTCTATTTGTAAAAGTTTAGTTCGTATTTCGGAAAAAGTGTCCGAAATCATACTATTTTCAGGTGGTATCTGTTATTATTGAATATTAATTTTATAATTTTGCATCTCGTTTACGGAACATTAGATTTAATTATAGCAAAAATGGCAAATACAAAACATGCTGCGGCTCGAGAAATTATCATCGACCGCCTTTTAAACAGACTACATGGAAGTTCAGTAAAAGAGATGTTGGAAGCAGTAAATGACGGACTTGAGGCTAACGGATTTCCACCAGTTTCAAGCAACACTATTAGAAACGATATAGATACAATCCGGTATGTATATCGTAGGAAAATCCGTGTAGAACGTCGCAGTTATGAGAACTATTATCGATATGAGCAAATCGGTAATTCAATTTTCAAGAATACGTTTACCTTTGATGAGATAGAACATCTTCATTCAGCTCTGATGTCTATCCTTTTTTGTGACCCTATACAAGGCACTTTGATTTACGAATCCCTCTCACGTAGGCTTTCTGACATGCTTGAAGTTGATGTCGAAAGTGAACCTATTGTGCTTTATAAGAAAACTCCTTCTAAATCTGCTTGTAAGATATTCAAGTCTATTTACCAGCATATCCGTTCAAAATCGCCAGCTCTCATTACTTGCAAGTCAAACAAAAAAGCTGAAGAAGTTATTGTTGTACATCCGTACTATATCATGTTCGACTGCCCGAAATATTATCTCCTTTGCCACGACTCTACAAATGAGTGTGCAGCCAAGATTCCAATTGACAGTATAATACACATCACCACTTCATATGACATAGAATTCATACCGAATAAAGATTTCCCCCTACAGGATTTCTACAACAAACATGTACGAATTGATTAACAATGTCTAGAATATAGTCCTGCTATCTTAAGTGTTTATGCTTATTGATAGCAGGACTTTTAAAAAAAATAGTAGTTACTTTTGGCGCTTTCAAAGATTTGCCTTATCTTTGTCGCCGAAAAAAGATCATAAACAGGTAGGCATGGGAATAATTTTAAACGAGAGAAGGTTTTCTTTTAGCTTTTTAAGCTCCTGGCTTAAGATTAACACAACATGTGGTCGCCCATTGTTTGCATTAATCTTTGGAGCTTTACTGTTCAGTTTTGTTAGCTGCAACAAAGATGAACAGATCAACCTCATGCCCCAGTACTATCAGGAGAGCCAAGGCCTAATTAATACCAATGTTGATAGTATCCATCGTTTCCGTGAGAAATTCCGGGGCTACTTAAAGAAAAGCCCAGAGTCAACATCGGACACGCTATATAATCCTACGGTCAAGAACCTTCACGATGCATACAAAGAATTCGGAATCGAGCTTCTTTCTTTTGGAATTAACGTCTGTGTTACCATCGACTACCGCTGGGAAGGTGACACCACGATTTACTTTTAGATGTAAGATTATGAAACATTTATATTACCGCACAATTGACTTCTTTTGGACACTCTTCAGCAAAGAGTACCGCCGTCAGGACAAAATAGCCGCTACTATCGCCGCCCGTTATAAAATGGCCAAAGCATATAAACAGTCCCGCCGTTTCGGTTTGTCCCCCATAGAAGCCCTGGAGGACAATGACCTCTACGATGCTCTAGCCCGTCAGGAGCTATTCCCGAATAGCTAA